CATATTTAAGGCCATTGAAAAAGCAGACAAAGCATTTAAGAGCCGCGTTGCTTCTGGAAGCATAAAGGGAGCAGCATGAGCAATATAGTCATTGACATTGCAGCGCAATTTACTGGCAAGGGAGCCTTTAAGCAGGCTGAGACTTCTACAGATAAATTAAACGCAGGTGTTAAAAATCTTGCTAAGACTCTTGGTGTGGCTTTCAGTGCTACAGCAGTCTTAAATTATGCCAAGGCCTCAGTTAAGGCAGCGGCAGCAGATGAAAAAGCACAGAAGCAATTAGCACTAGCTCTGAAGAATGTTGGCCTTGGTCGAGATGTTGCAACCTCTGAGGCATTTATACAGAAGTTACAAAAAGAATTCGGCGTGCTCGATGACAATTTGAGGCCGGCTTATCAGCAGCTAGCGGTAGCCACACAGGATTCTGCCCAGTCACAGAAGTTATTACAGATCGCTTTAGATATTTCTGCATCAACTGGCCGCGACTTAGCCTCAGTCACAGGAGCAATATCAAAGGCCTACCTGGGGAATAACACAGCCCTAGGTAAATTAGGTGTGGGCATCTCCAAGGCTGATCTAAAGGCTAAGTCCTTTGATGACATAATGAACCAACTTTCTAATACCTTTGCTGGATCTGCTACAGCTTCAGCCAATACCTTCCAAGGCTCAATGGATAAGTTAGCCGTTGCATCTGCTAATGTCCAAGAGATCATCGGTAAAGGCATCATTGAGTCGCTAAAAATCTTATCCGAGGATTCTACAGTCAGTGATTTAGCAACAGGTATGGAGGAGTTTGCTACGGCTATATCCGAGTCCATTCAAGGCTTAGCGATTCTTATTGCTCAAATAAAAAGCATTCCAAAAATACCTGGTGGCGGTAGTGGTGCGATCTTTGATATAGATAAGTTATTTAAGTTCACTGGTATAGCAATGCTGCGAAAGATATTTGATGCGGCAAACAAAGGCTCGGCTAATGATCCTGCCGCAGGGCTAGCGCATCTTGCCGAGTTAGAAGCTAAATATACTGCTGCAACTCTTAAATCAAGCAAGAAACTTACAGCAGAAGAATTGAAGCAACTCAAGGCCAAGCAGTTAAAGGCAGCCATCGATAAGGCTAACCTAGCCCTTGGCAAGGGTGAGAATGTCTTTGACATGGAGAAGATCCAGTTAGCAGCAGCTGAGAAGAGTGCAGCCGAGCAACTGGGCAAAGTAACTAGCCAAGCACAACTGTTACAAATTACTAACGACCTTGCTCGCCTAGAAGTTAAGCAATCAATCCTCGCTTTGGAAGATGCAATAGCCTCAAAGGATGTCGCAGCCATTACTGCTGCTACCGATAAACTCAATGCAGACTTAAAGATAGTCGGTGCTTTGACTGGTCAGGAAGTAAAGTTAAAGGATATTAAATCGATTCTTGACTCTATCCTTCCAAAGGATCTGATTAACTTGGCTAACCTGGATGCTGCTCTTGCTAAATTAACAGCCATAGGCAAAGCAATCGTTACTCCTACAGGTACACCAACAGGTACACCAACTGGTACATCTACAGGTAAAGCCCTTACACCAGCAGAAATAGAAGCTTTACTTATATTGGGCAGGACTGTGCCTGTAGTGCCAGATTCAAGCGGTGGCGTGGGGTATTCTGGCGGCGCAGGTGATTACGCCCCTACTGGTTTCCCAGGTGCAAGCGGTAACTCGGTTACTGTTAATAATAACTTTAACGGCATTGTGGGAGATCCTAATGCTGTTGCAGAACTTATAGATCAAGTCGTTCAAAACGCTGTAGATCGTGGAACACTGAGAGTAGCCTAATGACTTGGCTTCCAGAATGGCGTGTAACAGTAGGTGATGACGTCTATACGACTGTTACCTCTGTTTCCTATGCAACTGGTCGCTTAGACATTGACCGGCAGCCTACTGCTGGTTATTGTCAGGTTCAGATCGTCAATACAAACAATGTTTCTTTCACTATTAATGTCACAGAGCCAATTCTTTTAGAGCTTAAGAACTCTGCCGGCACTTATGTCAAAGTCTTTGGTGGTGAAGTATCAGACTTCTCAATCGGAGTCAGAAGCCCAGAGGAAACTGGCTTTATTACCACTGGCACTATCTTGGGTATTGGCTCACTGGCTAAATTAACTAGGGCTGTTTATAACACAGCTCTTTCAGAAGGCTTAGATGGTGCACAGATAGCGTCTATTCTAGGCAGTGCTTTAGCCCTATCATGGGCAGCGGTAACTCCTACAACTACCTGGGCAACCTATCCACCTACAGTCACTTGGGCTTTAGCTGAGTCTTACATTGGTGAGGTTGATTCAGGCTTCTACACCATGATTAGCCAAGCAGCCTCAGCAACCGAAAAGTCGAGCACTTTGGTGGATCAGATTGCTACTTCTGCTTTAGGCCAGATGTATGAAGATTCACAGACAGGCAATGTCTGTTATGCGGATGCAGATCATCGCAGTAACTATCTTTCAGCCAATGGCTCTAAAGAGTTCAATGGCTCTTATGCCACACCTACAAGTATTAGATCCACTACCCAAATATCTCGCATCCGCAACTCTTTGATCTATCGCTACAGCACAGGATACGCATCAACCTACAGTGCCTCTGATTCGGCTTCTACAGCCACTTACGGGCTTTATGAGAAATCAGTTAATTCCAATATCAAAAACCTTGCCGATATCACCCTTATTGCCACTCGTGAACTAGAATTAAGAAGCCTGCCACGCACACAGTTTGAGGCTGTTACTTTCCGTCTAGATAATCCAAATATGCCAAACTCCATGCGTAACGACCTAATCGCTGTATTCTTCGGTCAACCGGTAGTTGTGACTAATTTGCCAGATAACATGTTTGATGGCTATTTCTCTGGCTTTGTGGAGAATGTCGCTTTAAGAGCCACGCCTACCTTTACGGATATCACCCTCTATATCTCACCTACGGACTTTTCTTTAATTGCTCCAACATGGGCAACAGTCATACCAATTAACACTATCTGGAGTGGCGTAAATGGTACACTACAGTGGACTAAAGCGATCGGAGCTCTAACCTAATGGCAACTACTACACCTAACTTTGGTTGGCCAGTACCAACCTCGACTGACCTTGTAAAGGATGGCGCAGTAGCCATTGAAGGTCTAGGAGATGCAATCGATGCATCACTACTTGATCTAAAGGGTGGCACGACTGGACAAATCCTCTCCAAAGCATCAAATACAAACATGGATTTTACTTGGATCACAAACGATGTTGGAGACATTACAGCAGTCACAGCTGGTACAGGCATTTCAGGCGGCGGCACAAGTGGCGCAGTTACTATTACTAACTCAATGGCAACAGCAATCACAACTGCTGGCGATCTAATCAAGGGCACTGGATCTGGCACTTTTGCTCGTTTAGCCATTGGTACAACTGGACAAGTATTAACAGTAAATGGTGGTGCGCCAGCATGGGCAACACCAGCAACAGCGGCAACAGTTAAGTCAGTTAGAAAGTCATCAGATCAGACAGTTACAAGTAGCACGACTCTAGTTAATGATTCACAGTTAAAGTTCGCAGTAGCCGCCAATGAAACTTATATCTTCCAAGCATGGCTTTACACTTATGCAGCTGATGGCACTCCAGATATCAAAGTGACCTTCACTGGTCCATCTGGATCAACAGTTCTATGGTCATCAAGTCAGGTTATCTTTAACGCAGCAGCAGCTACAACTTTGACATCTGTTAATCCAGGTGGCACAAGTGCAGATTTATTCGTAGATGCTAACAATCGTGCAATCCAGTTATACGGCACAATTCTAAATGGTGCTACTGCTGGAGATGTTCAGCTTCAGTGGGCACAAAATACAAGCAGTGCAAACGGCACTTCAGTTAAAGCAGGATCTTCAATCTTCGGGATAAAGGTGTGATCATGAGTCAAGTAACTACAACTAAGAAAATTAACATTGACCAATTAGGTCATGAGTCTGGTATCGACATGAACATCATCTCTGAGCCAACAGGCGAGACAATCATTAACTCATCTGTAGAGCAGTCAGTATTAGAGGGCTTTCTTAATGCTCACACAGCAGATGACAAGTGGGTCAATCCAACACCTAAGCATGAAGTAACAATCGCTGAGAAGTTAGCAAGTGTCGGCTTGTCAGTCGATGACTTGAAGGCTGCGCTTGGACTGTGAAGCCTCAGTTAAGTAAAGCTGCTATCCAGTTACGAGAGCAGTTTGATGACTCATTCCCAGATCGTGACCGCACATCGGATGGCTGGATCGGTGATACCAGACACGCTGCTCGCAAGTCTGATCATAATCCAGATGAGCAAGGCTGGGTACGTGCCCTCGATATCGACCGTGACTTACATAAAGGATCGAAACCAGACATTATGGGCGATCTTGCAAATCAGCTTCGCACCTTATCAAAGTCAAAAGCAGACAAGCGTATTAGTTACATCATCTTCGATGGACTTATTTGCTCCAGCATCCTTAACTGGAAATGGCGCAAATACACAGGGGCTAACAAACACACTAAGCACATGCATGTTAGCTTTAAAAAAGAAGCTGATAATGATGGGGCTTTTTTTCAAGTACCTATGTTAGGAGCATCTAATGAATAACCTCTCAATGATCATTGCCGGTATTGCAGGAGTAATTGCTATCCCTGTGCTACGCCAAGCAATTAAGTCCTACCGCGCTAAGAAGTCTGTAGCAGACATCGTGGTTGATTCCCTTGAAGCTGCTATTGATACGGTAGAGAAAAAGTGACACAAACCGATTTCTTTACCCTTTACCTTGCCACACTAGCTACGCTAGGTGGTCTATCCGGCTTTGTCATAACACACCTGTTGTCTGAAATTAAAAGACTAAATGGGCGTGTTGATGAGATTTATAACCTACTTCTAGACAGATAATTTAGCCATGGCAAGAAAAGCGACAAAGGCACTAGAGGAGCAGGGTTACTCTAAGTTAGATGCTTATTGCATTGGGCTTTATGAATACTTTTGCAGCCTTAAAAGAGCAGGCTTTAAAGAAGATATAGCCATGTTCATGATCACTGAGCCTCAGTCGTACCCTGGTTGGATCTTGCCAGATCCAGTCGATCCAGAACGGTTCGGCGATTATGAAGATGAGGACGATGATTAAAAAACGCTATCTAGTGATCTCGGATCTACAGATCCCCTATCACCATGAGCAGGCCGTTAAGAATCTAATCAAGCTAGTCCATCGAGAGAAGTTTGACCTGGTATTAAATACCGGTGATGAACTGGACATGCAGTCACAAAGCAAGTGGGCGCAGGGCACTAAATTGGAGTGGGAGGGTACCTTAGATGCTGACAGAAGCCTTGCTCAGAATATTCTCTATGACCTCGGCACAACAGATGTCACTCGCAGCAATCACACAGACAGGCTCTACCATACGTTATTACGAGCACCTAGCCTCATTGGGTTGCCAGAGCTTGAATACTCCAAGTTTATGGACTTCGCCGGACTCGGCATCCGATTCCACAAAAAGCCCTTTGAATTCCACAAAGGCTGGGTGCTAGTCCATGGCGATGAAGGATCTATGAACTCTAATGCTGGACTCACAGCTCTTGGTTTGGCTAAGAAGTTTGGCAAGTCTGTAGTCTGTGGACATACCCACAGGGCAGGCATCAGTGCCTTCACAGAGGGCATAGGAGCCTCATACAGGACTTTGTGGGGCTTAGAGGCAGGAAATGTCATGGACAAGAAGAAAGCCTCTTATTTGAAGGCTGGCAGTGCTAATTGGCAGATGTCTGTGGCAGTCATAGAAACCCATGGAAATCATGTTAGCCCTATGCTGGTGCCTATAAACAAGGATGGATCCTTTACCCTTTACGGGAAGTTATACGCCTGAAGCGTTATCAAATCGTTATGCAAATATGCACGATTATGTCGTGTCGGTGTGTCACACTAATATCGTAAGCCAGTCAAGGGCACTGGCTACAGATAGGTGCACAAATGTCTACAATCGAAATCTATGGGCCAGTTACACAAGAAAAGTATTACTGCTTATATTGCAGCTTTGACATGACGATCACAAAGGTCTGCTTAGACTGCAATGAATATAAGAGCGCAGTCACATTAGAAGAATTTTATGAGATGAATGGCCACTACCCAAAGCCAAGGTTGGTGAAGTAATGACCATACAAGAAAAGGCACTGCTGATCTGTTTTATAGGGTTAATTTTCTCAATGACACTAATAGCAATAGATGCTTACCGGACAGGCCATGAGCGAGGACTGCGAGAGGGCTGGCACAGAGGCCGCTCAGTTAGCCGTCAGGAGTTCTGGGAAGAATGAAAGCCAATGAAATCCTACTCACAGCAACCGACACGATCTCTCAGCGTGGCCTCACATATGGTCATCCTGCGGATAACTTGCAGCACACAGCAATGCTCCTCAGTGCATACCTACAAACACCAATACACGACTATCAGGTGGCAGGGATCATGGTCTTGGTTAAACTTGCCAGGACTAATCAATCTGCACAGCAAATCGACACATGGATCGACATGGCATCCTATGCCGCACTTGGTGGACAACTAGCTACAGAGGAGAATGATCTATATGTTTAATTTAGCCGATTACGAGACAGTGGAGGTTCGCCTTGAGAAGTTTATTAAGGATTATCCAGATTTTAGGCTTGCAACTGAGTTGGAAGTTTGCGACAAAGATAGATACGTTGTTAAAGCATATCTTTACAAAGTTACTGCCGATACTGTTGCATGGACAACAGGGTACGCGGAAGAGAAGGTTACTGATCGAGGCGTTAATAGCACTTCAGCACTGGAGAATTGCGAGACTTCGGCGATCGGCAGAGCTCTTGCTAATGCAGGTTATGCTGCTAAAGGGAAGCGACCAAGCCAAGAAGAAATGAAGAAGGTCGTTGCTACAAAAGTATCAAAGCCACCGGTACAGGATCTTGTACCAGATCAGCAAGACTATTGGACTACTCCAGTCAATGAATACATGAAGGTGGTAGATGCTCCAGTTACCCTGGAGAAGGCCATGGAGAATGTTGCAGCTATTATTGGGACTGGTGAAGCACAAGAAACACCATCTTGCAAGCATGGACACATGACATGGCGAGAAGGCACCAAGAATAACAAGGCTTGGGGCGGTTACTTCTGTCCTATAGTAAATAATCAAGGGGGCGAGCCTAAGTGCCCTACACAGTGGTACACACTAAGCAGCGAGGGTAAGTTTGTCCCTCAGAAGGCGTGGGCATAATGGGTCACTTAGAGTTTTATAATGAGACAACTGGCGAGTGGACTAAC